CTCGCCGCTTGCCCGATGTGCATGCTCGCTTGCAACAACGACATGACAACCGTGCGCCTAAGCGAAGTCACGCACTCTATCTTTTACGCTCCGCTGTACGTCGCCATCAATAACGGATACTTCGCCGACGAAAAGATCAACATAAAGCTGTCAAACGGCGGCGGCGCGGATAAAGTAATGACGTCCGTAATATCCGGTTCCGCGGATATAGGGCTTATGGGACCCGAGGCTACTATTTAAGGATTAACTTCTTTAGAGACCGAAATAAAACACAGGAGATTCTATCCAATGAAAAATACTCAAACCAAACGGCTAATCGCAAAGAACCTCATACTCAAGTGCGGAGTGCCGCCGAAACTTGTCGGTTTCAAGTATTTGACAAAAGCAGTTGAACTGTACGCCGACGGCGAGTACGACGCTATGAAAATCTACAAACGAATAGCCGCTACCGAGAATATTCACGATAAAAGCGTTGCAAGAGATATTGCTTATGCCATAGAACACAGCTATAACCTGTGCCAAAAGCTCTCAGCATTGGTAGGTACAGAAATCCCCGAATCGCAAATACATAACGGTCTTGTTATTTCTTACCTTGCCGAGGAAATGAAAAATATTTATTATGAAACAGATTAGCTATCAACCTGTAACCTATATATCATTTTTGATATGCAGGTACTTTTTGCTTTTTCGTTTGTTTATTTAATATAATTCTCTTGAATATAATCAATCATAGCACAATCATCGGCTTCCGGATGCGCATTGATCCATTCGATAAATGATTGTAAATTTTTGTCCAAACGTTCTCTATCATAATTGAGAATCGTTAAAAACATACCCAAGCTATTGTCTCTTTCAACATCGCGAGTTTTACACAAATCGATAAACTCTTCGGTTTTTTTAGTTAACTTTGACATCTAATCAAACCTCTCCAAATAATCGTTAATCAAGTCGGCATCTCGATCCAAATCCAACTTGCAAGTACACACATTTCGGTCGCTATGATCATCATGATTAAATAGCAAAAAGAAATTATATCTCTTGATTGGATTATGTAGCATGACATAACCGTATTTTGGTATTTTGTTGCCGTATCTCGTCCTAATCACACTGTCAAATTCGGCATATATGTCTTTCGGCAACATAACAATTTTAACAGGTTTACGCGAAATTGTCAAGGCGTTATCAGTCGACACCTCCTCCGCAACGCCTTGCTCAACTCCGCTACCGACATTTTCCACAGCCGGTGTACAAATAACCGTCTTCCGTTCAATTTTTACGTGCCGAAATTCTTTTTTGCTTTTTCTTTCTTTAATTGTTGACTTTGTCTTTATCTTAGCGTATAATATTATTAAAGATTGATGTGACATGCAGAAAGCGCTCTGCAACCGCACCAACGGTGTGACGTGATGGTTATTTAAGTAACTCGATAAGGAATTGCGCGCCCTTCACATCAATCTTTTTTTATTTGCTTTTTTTAATGCCCTTTGTAATCCATCGGGGTTTACATAGTGCATATGTACAATCTCAAAATTATCTTTGCCTTTATCGACATCTAACAGAACCATTCCTATTTTCTGTTTCCCTTTTTCACTCATTTCAACAAAAGAAGCAAAATGATAGTAAGGTTTTTCGCCATTAGCAGCAAATACGGCGTCCGGGTGATACAATGCTCTACATATGATTTTTTTCATATCATCCTTTGAAACATCTTTATGCTCTGTTCTATTTCTATCGATAACAGATTTTTTGAGCAGCACTGGCTTATTCTTATCCGCGCCGATTTTCGCCAAATATTCTTCATTCAATTCGGGCAAAATATTATCCCTATCGAAGTCTATATGTACGCTCGCGATCTTTTCTTCGGGAGACATTTTCTTTTGTGGCAACTCTTTTTGCAACGCCTTGCTCAGCTCCGCAGCCGACATTTTTTGTATCCGTTGCAGTGCAATATCGTTTATCGAACCGTCGGCATTGAGCGGCAAGTCGATCTTTTTGTCTTTCGCCCACGCGATCCATTCGTTTACCTTGTCGGTATATCCGCTCACGCCCTTTTGCGTAAACTTCCCGTCGCTGTCGCGCGGGTGGTCGCTCTCTTTGAAATTACTCATGTTTACTCCATATCAAAACCGCGACGATTTGCTCGACGCGGTTTATTCATTTTTATTTCGGTTATTTTTTAATATACCGTCCTATATTCATAACTTTCCCGATATAAAAAAATTCGTTAAGTTTTTGTTCACTATTGCATATAATCGGCTCGTATCTGCCGTTATCAGACGTGAACGCTACGCAGCCATTAAGATAATATATTCGCCGTATAATGACTTTTTCGTTCTTCTCATCATAGAACAGCACTATATCTCCATTCTTAAAATCTTTACGAGTATTGACATTTAATTCATCTCCATTTTGCACCGTCGGGAACATTTCATCGGTTTCCACCGAACATACCAACCATTCCCTTAATTTATCGCTTTCCGTTACGCGCATTTTAGGTAAATCAATCGTTTTAGTTGTTTCTTGCATCATCATACCGTCACCTCCACGCTTACGAGCGAACGAAATACATCAACCGACTTTTCATAGTAGCGAAACGTCTCTACCTGCTTTTCCGCGGTTTTTGCCTTGTCGTAAAAGAACTTGCCGTACTGTTCCGTTTTGAGCCCGTGAGCGTTCGCCAAACGCCCGATACGGTTTGCCGACACTCCGAGCCGTTCGCCTATCTCCGAAGCCGACAGCGTGCGCTCATTGACCGCAGAAAGCGGCAAAAGGTACTCGCCCGTCAAAAGCTGCGTGATGCGAGCGTGCAACACTTGCTTATAGTCTGTATCGGTTTTATCCGCGATCTTGTACAAAAGCTGCGCCGTGCGTATCTTTGCGTTCTGTTCGCGTATTTCTACGTTCTTGCGACGCAGTTCGTCCGTCGGTTTGACTTTGTATTCGCCTGTCCTGCGAATAGACGGCAGAACCTCATCAAATACCCAACGCTCGAATTGTTCGGCTGTCGGCAGTTTGCTATGTACGATAAGGCGGTAAAGATTACCCTCATCTATGAATGCTGTCTGCTGACTTCTGCCGATATTATCGATGAGGTCGCGTTTCACGACCCCATCTTTGCGGCAATGCCGAATGATTGCGTCCTTTGTGTTGGAATAGCCTAACGCCGTCGCGACATCTTTACCGCAAAAATATGTGCCGTTAGGTTCGTCGAGCGTTCGGATTTCTCCGAATTGTTGATTGTTGAAAATTGCTATGTTTGTCATTTTATACTCCTTTTGTAGATTATTGTTGACAAACAAAGCAATCCGTGGTACACTTTATTAGATGGACTTTGTCTGTCGGGGAGGGTTGTCGCGTTACTTGTCACGGTATGGGCGGCAACCCTTATTTTTTAAGTTCTTGGTAAACTTTATCGATTCCAATCCGAATAATCTCTGCTTTTGATTTGCCTGTCTTTTCTGTACAAAATTCTAATTTGTTCAAATCATCGTCAGAAAAACGGATTTTCAGAGTGTTCGTCTTAGGATCTTGTGTCGGTCTACCCATTTTCTTTGTACCCAATGTTTACCTCCTCAATATTTGTACCCACATTATATATTATGTACCCACAAATGTCAAGGATTTTAACAAAGTTTTTCAAAAAAATTTTACCGACAAACTATTGACTTTTTCAAGATTATAGCGTATACTATATTAAAGATTGATATGACGACAGAAATTATGCACCGCGCTCGCTGTCGCTTGTAATGGAAGGAGCCGCGCGGCTTCCCGTATCAATCTTTTTTCTTTGCCATTTTTAACGATTTATCGAAACCGTCACTATCAACATAGTAAATGTGACCAATTTCAAAATTATCTTTGGTAACGTCTATATTGTCTTTTTTTACAACGAAAAAGAGAACGGTCGTTAAACCATTCTCTTGACAGATACGGCAAGCCCGCTTGTTCTTGCATCTCTTTTGACCGCAAGGGTGTGTAGATCGCGTTGTCTACCTCGTATCTACCAATAGTATATTACACTTTTGAATTTTTGTAAAGTACTTTCCCTAAATTTTCATAAGATTTTTTTGATCTCTCAAATGATTCGTTGCCCTCATTACGTATAGTGATGACGGTATTTGTGTAATCTGGTTTGTCGAAGTTGAGACTTATGACCATAACAGTGTGCTTGTCTACTTTCTTTTCGATGACGAGCGTATTTTCCCTCGCTTTGTCCTCGAAAACAAAATCCGGATCGTTTATTATATCATTCATAAAGCCTATATAATGCTCCACCATACCTTTGCGCTCAGGGTGATTCTCTATGTGTTCCACTCCGACAGAGCCCGTCAACGGCATTTCGACGACGCGCGTTAAAATGTCTTTTACATTACGTCCGTTGGACAGCACCATATCATCATAAATAGGATTGGTTATCTCGCCGACCTTAATACGAGTAAACTTTCGGTTCGGCATTTCTTGCTGTAATATTTTACTCATTTCAGCCGCCGACAGCATATCGCTTTGTTTCAAGTCTCGTTCGGTATCGTTCGAATATAGGCGTATAGCCTCGACGGTCTTTTCGCCTTTACTTGTAAACTTCCCGTCGCCGTCGCGCGGGTGGTCTTGCTCGTTAAATTCCGACATCTTTATCCTCGTTTCCTTTATACAATTTCGGCACGCTCGCCCACTCGTCAAACTCGTGCAAAAACGCTATACGTCGCAGTATCACCCTATTTTTCGTTTCGGTAATGCGAGTATACCCTTCACGTTCGGAGCTGAACGCCGTATATACGATCGTGCATAACTTTACGAAAAACATCGCCCATGCCGCGATACTCGTTATATCTTTGGCGAGATCGGGCACAAACAACGCAAGCGCAAATGCCGTCAATACCGAACGCCCTATACGCAACGAAATGCGAATAGACTTGTCGGCTCGCTCGTTGTAATTCACTCCGCAGTCGTCAACGGTGCGACTGTCGGAAACGAGATCCATTGCGTTTATCGGCTTGACGCGCACTTTGCCGTCGCGCACGCGTTCTATCGCGTTGATTTGCCGTTTAGTATAACCATCAGCTTTCAGTTTGTCTTTATCCAAATCTTTGAGTGTGCTGTCGTACAAATGACGATCTATACCTACGTTTGCAAGTAATACAGTGATTTTATCGTTGCGAATTTGCTCGGTTCTGACCTTACAAAACGCCCGCAAATTGGCAAGCTGCCCGCCGTCGGTTATCTTTTTGATTTGTGCCGCATATAGTGCGGCATTATCTTTATACGCCGATTTCTCTTGGATCTTCGCCCTATCCGTTCCCGAATTCAACCATACAATTGCCGTAGTGGTTATCAATGCGGTATTTATAAGAAGCTGCGGCACGAATTCGCGCCAATTGAATTGTTTATTTACCGACAGCACGGTGAATTGCAAAAGCAACACCGTTACTATCATGAGCGCACTTATAGTAAACGGAACGATGCGCTTGATATTAAGATTTGTTTTCATCTTTCACGTCCTTTTTCTCGTGCTTCGAGCCGACCTCTCGCGCCGCGAGAATGCCGAAAATAAAGCCGAGAACATACGATCCGAGCGAGAACCCGACCGCGCCCGAAAGTTCGAGCACGGCGTTCTCCATAGCCTTACATGCCACCAATAAAGCCGCAAGCACAAATACGGGCATGACACAGTTCAAAACAGTTTCGACGATACGCTCTTTGCGCAGCTCGGAAACGAGGTTTTTTATCCGCCCCGCGTCGTTCTCGATTTTTAGATCGGCTTCGTGCTGCGCGATCTGCGCCGCGAGTTTAGCCATTCTCGGCTTCAAAAAAGTGTTTTTCGCGATTACAACAATCACGACGCACAACAGCAATATGCCGAGCGGGAGTTTGTATCTCAAGCCTTCGCCCGTCTCGGCATACTGCACGAATATGAAAATCAGCGGCACGACTGCGCAAAACAGCGCCTGCAATACCGTGAACGTTATGTACCTTGCTTTCATGTCTACTCCATGTTTACCGTTTCGGCGTCGGCGACAATCGACGGCTCGGGTTTAATTTCTATCGGCTCGAGCTTGACCGTAGCCACAACGTCGCGCTCTATGGGCTTAAAGCTCGCGTCAAGCTCTTGCACGGCTTTTGTGAGCGCTTGCCGCTCGTCATCGGTCAACATCTTTAAGTGCGTGAGCGCCGCGCCTATAAGCGCAAGCAAATGCTTGTACGAGTTCGTTTCATCCGCGACCTTGCCCACTTGCTTTGCGAGCGCGGCGGATATTTCCTTGAGCCGTTTTTCTACGATAGACGTGATGTCGATGTCGATTGTTTTGCCGCCGAGCTTGTCCGCGACTTTATCCGCGATCTTGTTGACGTCGTAAGCTTCCGACGCTTTATTCATGATGCGCGAGCATATGAGCCGCGCGATTACCGCTATGATCGACCCACCGCCGAGCGCACCGACGATAGTCATTATGTACGGTTCGATTGTTTGCCAAATTTCGTTCATTTGATTTACCTCCGAAAAGTTTATTTGATTAGTGTGGGATCGTAGTTCGCTTCGAGCGCATCGATGCGCGCCGATAAGTTGTTTATTACTTCGATCGCTTGGTTGTACTTGCTTGTTAGTTTGTCGAGACGTTTGGTGATCTCGAGATTTTGATTTTGCAATTCGTTTATTGCCCGCATTTGAGTGTCAATGCGCTCCGTCCACATTTTAAGCTCTTGCGAAAGCGGCGCGATTGCGTCGTTCATACAATCCGCAACAGCAGCTTCCAAACTCGGCGATAGTTTCCCGTCGAGCATCGCTGCCGCCAATACTCCGTTAATTTTTATATCTTCATTAAATGTCATATTTTACCTCGATATAAAATATTGAATACGGGGTGGCACACGCTTAAACGCGATTTCTTCCAAATCGAGCAAATCCCGATACCACATCATGACGGTCTCGTCGTCTTTCTCTCTCCCACGTAACACCGCTTTTTCCCATTTATCGAATGCTGCGAGTAACGGTTCTCTTTGTTGACGCAATCGGTTTAATTTCTGTTCTTCGAGTTCTTCATCCGTATACGGTACATATATCTGAATATCTTCGTATTCGTCGTAAGCTGCTTTTGCTTCTATCGGAAAAATTTCGTTCTCTTCTATACCGCCATTAGCATAAACTTTTGTTTGTACATACCAATTACCATCGACACGCAAATTACAAATATGCCCTTGCGCCTTAAGCTCTTTCGCAATGCTTTCTGCTGTTTTCGCCTTTATCGCATCATAATGCGCTATAAAAATCTTATCGGACTTTAAGTAGCCTTTTTCATAATCGATCATATTTACGTCGAGTTCGATTGTTTTGTCTTGATTAAAAATTTTCATAATATAGTCTCCTTATGCTGTTCGCCGCCACATATATACGGTGTAATTCTGCGGCGTAACCGTAGTTGAATTGCCATAAAGCGAATTCGAGCGACTCGCATCGAAACTATACGGCGCGTAGCGATTATTTTTAGTTCCTGTTCCCGATGAAATAAAAGTGCTGCCATTTGTTGGATCGGTATTCTTTAATGCACCTGTTCCAGTGCGATTATCCATATAAGCAATACACTCAAACGATCCCGAAATATTCGGCAATCCGGCTGGATAGTAGTTGCCTGAACCCGATGTTACAGTTCTCAAGTAATATCCGCTTGTAATAGATGTCCAACTACCGCCGAACAAACTTGCCGGACTTGTTGACGATGTTGAGATATAGAGTGCTCCTATAGGATATGCTAACAACTTATCAATCGGCGGCGGATTATTTGGCGAATATACACGCTGATCTCCATCTTTCACACCGTTTGGCATATTTACTGAACCGTTTTCATTAAAAACTAAAGAAGGAACCTCGCCGGTATTTGAGCCTATCACAATCTTATAATCTTCAAGTGGAGTAAGTATAATTTTGTCATGTCTGATTATAATGCCGTCGCCAAAACCATTCCCAACTTGCATGCCATATGTTACTGTTTGATTCGACTTTCCCGTTACTTGAATAAAACCCGGGCTAACTGCAATATTTGCTTGCTCATTACCTATTGTTCCACCTTTTATTGATAACGCGCCTATATTACTCGGTGTGATATTCACATTACCTGTTCTATAATCGCTCTCTTCATTACCTTTAACACCTGTAACGCTACCTACCATCAATTCATCAAGCTTTTTCTTATCTTCGGCAGACATTAAACCGCTTGAAATTTGCGTTGCAATAGCCGTTGATGCCCTTGTAGAATCCATAGGGTGACGATGATCGGCTCTGGCATAACTTGTAGCGTTTCCCACCTCAGCCACCCCGTCCATAAGGGGTAGTACATTTGAAGCCGGAGTAATTTGATCGGGGACTTTTTCCCCGCTATCGATCCATGCTACGCCCGTATAAACCCATACAGTACCGCTTTGTGCAGAATATGCGAAATCATTTGGTGTTGCAATTAACGACCGTACCTCATCGTTAGTCATTAAATATCCGCGAAAATGCGACTCATTAGCGAAATCTTTACGCAAACTATTAATGTCGGACGTGTTAGAAACAATTTTTTCGTCAAGTTCCATTTCTGCCGTTGCTGCTCTCTCTATTTCTGAAGCAATTTGTTCTCGAGCTATCGCGTCATGTCCGCTTTGAATAATTTCATCAATTTGAGCTTGCAAGTCTCGCTCTTCCATTACAGCACGAGATTTCTCTGCAACTATATCTGCATTTAGCATTTGCTCTGCGTTCTGTGCTCTTTCTGTTTCTTCAATAATTTGCTCGCGCGAAATTTCGTCAGTAAGACCTTTGCCGTTCCATACGCGCACCGTAAGCGCTACGGGTGTAGTTGCCGTAATGGTAATGTTGCCCGCCGCATCGACTGTATAACCCTGATACACGCCGTCAAAGCCCGTGCCGTTCGCGCTTACGAAGCTCACCCACAAATCATCCGCAGAAACTCCCTCTTGCATCTGTCCGTGCGTATCGGCGTCGATGACGTGCGAATAACTCGTCGGGTTGGTCGGATTGTTGGGTTGCCACTCGCCGTTGGGGTTTTCCTCCGTCGGACCCGCAATTTCACCGACGTATGCCGCGACATCATATATCGGGTCATATCCCGCTTTGCCAAACACTATGGGTTTACTTACGTCACCGTTATTTTTTGTGAACGTAAATGCGTTGCTTGCCGTTTGCTGTATGCTTTTGACGAGGTTCGGCACGTTCGCCGTGCGCGCGTCCAAGTACGCCAAATACTGCCGCAAAAGCTCGTACACGTCCGCAGGCGGCTCCGTCGCAGGCAAGCTCGGCACGACGCTCTCTTGCACCGTAAAGTCGCAGAGAAACGACGTGCAGTTCGCTTTTTGCGTCTCGCCGTCCATGTATGCGGCGTTCAGCGCGATTTGCACTACGCCGTGCATTTCCGTCACAGAGCGCGGAAGCGTATACTTCCACACGTTCGCTTTGGTCGTGAAGTCTTGCTTGACAAAGACCATAGGCGCATAATTTCCGCCCGAGTGCGGATCGTTCGGATCGAGCGGCCGCGCGAACCAATACAGCCCGTCCGGGAGAATAAACCCGATAGACATGGCGGTCTGTGCCGAAAACGGAGCGATGACCGTTATGTCTGTGACATTATCGCTCCCCTGATAAACGACCTCGGGCGTTATGATTTGCGCGTCGCCCTTGCCGTTACCGTCGGTTTTGAGAAATATGACCATTATTCGCCACCCCCTATTCCGTCCATATCTGGTTCGATACCCGTAATCGGCACAACCACATTAAAAATGAACCGCAAGCAGTGGTTCATTTCGTCCTTGATTATGTCGAGATATTGCGGCTCGGCTATCGCCGCGTCCTCGGGCGATACCGCGTAGCTTTCATCGAGCCGCTCGAGATACTGTGCGATCGTTTCGCATTCGTCGCGAGCGCCGCGCATCGCGTCGATCGCTACCTTGAAGTTCTTTACCGTTTGATTGTCCATATGCTACTCCTTTATATGAATTTATTTTATATGTGTCGTCCATAAGTATGGAAGTTTTATTGTATCGTTGACTTTTATATCGACATTACGGGCAAGCAATATTTCACCTGTAGCCACATCAGCTATAGCCCAAGCTTTACCCGATTTATCTGCTCCCAAATCAAGGATCTTCATATATGCACTTTTCCCGCCTTGCGCAATATTAACAGTTATCAAATCCGTTCTTTTCCCATATAACACAAAGAACGGAGTGGAAACATCTATATGCGTTTGAAATTTTCCGATTTTGTTCTCCAAGATATATATAGCTGCGCTATGATCGGAACGCGTTTTACGAACAAGAGGATTATTATGTGTGAGCGCAGGACCTATAATTATTTCTTTCGACAAATCCCCCACTGCGCCGCTATCATATGTGGAAAAATCCATTTGATACGAATATTGCATTATTTCCGCACCGTTCTTTTTAAGTTCGAGCTTGGGAGAACTATCTGCAAATGACGTTGAAAAAATCGTATTCGAATTTTTAACCTCCGTATCTACACCCGGCAAATCGAATGCATAGGAATTATGAAATTGTGTGTCAACAGATAATTTGAAATCGACATAATCTATGCGCCCATAATAATCGACATACTGTACGCCGGTTTGCCAATATCCGGAAATTTTGTCATTAGTTCCATTCTCGCTCTTATTTCCGGCAGAGAAATTATCTTTACAGCCAAAAATAAACGATAATGAATTACCGAATACAGTTGATATTACAGGCAGCGTAATCGTAGATTTAAGCGCAACGGTACCCGCACTGCTATTCATGTAATTGTATAGCGTTGCAACGTTTATATTCGGGAGATTATTTGCTTCTTGTGTAAACGTAAGCGTCAACGCTTGCAGGTATTTGTCAGTGTCGGCTATACAATACGAATCATTCAACGTAGCGGTAGGAGCATTAAATCCGATAAATGTAACATCTTTATATATGTAGTTGCGTTTATACGTGTTTTTTTCGCTTACCTCATAAGCACGCCATTCCGAATCAATCCCGATATATTGCGACAACCGATTATAGTCTTGCGACAAGCCTATCACACATACAATGTGATCGGCGTAAATTTCACTTGTAACCGAAGATACGTAATATTCTTCGTACCACGATGTTCCAAACGGCGATGTGTGTCTATTTCTCCATTGTTCTCCAATATGCGGAATAAGTTTGGCTTGCGCTTGTGTCAACACATAAGTACGCATCAACTCCTCGTTGCCGATGCGCGCAATTACTCCCTTAAGGTTTTCGCCATAGCTTCGCGTATCGACAATATTCGCGCTTTGATTATATGACAAAGTTCGCCGAAATGATCGATAACTTTTGTAATTTGCTTTTCGTTGTTTAATCCGAGCAGCGAACAACGGAACATAATTCACGCGAAAAAATAACGAAGCGTAATTTCCATTTGTTTCAACGCCGGAAACAGCTTTAATTATATTTGTTATGGCGTAGTCTTCATTTGATTGAACTAAGGTGCCTTTTGATTTGAAGTTTAACCCTTGAATATTGCACTCTCCGAGGGTATAATACAGCGCAAACGCCTTGCTATGCGGATAAGCTCCGCTATATGATGACAAACGAGCATAGTCTGTCGCTTCAACAATATAGTTCGTAATATCAAAAACATTACCATTGACGTAAACCTCTGCTTTATTTACCTTATAAACGGGCAACGTTGTTTCTATGATCATATTTGTGTCTGTGATTCGAGCATATTCCTCTTGACTTCTCGTGCTTTTCCAACCGCCATTAAAAGGCTCGATTAAATCGCCCTCTTGCTCGTCTTTCAAACACGCTAAATTTTCCACAACGCTATCTATTTCGGTCGCATAGTTTTCGATATTGTTTGAGAGAATTTGCGTCACATATTTGTATTCCGAATCCGCAAGCGACGCTTCCTTTGTGCTTCCCAATATGTCAAAACGTATAGTGTCAAGTTCGCCGCTATCGCCGCGCACAAGTCTCGGTATTCCGTGGATATACCCGCCGATTTGGTCGAGTATTTCTTTTAACGTTTTATTTGTGAACGCGAATTCGGGAGCTCGTATATTCTCAAATTCGGTATGCTGCGCGAAATCGAGTTTGTATTTCGGCTGAACAGACGTAAGGTGCGGTTCGGCAAGATCGAGTACACGGTCTATAACCGAAGCAATCGTATAATCGAGATTTTCAACCTCTTTTGCCGTTATCGTATACGTCAACGTTGCATTATAATTATAAAATGGTATTACTTGATCCGGCATATCGCGTCGTATTGCCACTTTATAAACGACTGTATAAGTAATATCCTTTTGCGGCAAAAACGGGAGTGCCTGCGTTCTGCCGTTGACTTGAGCTATCAGAGTCGTTTCACCGTTTGGTATAACTTCTATGGAAAACATTCCATTGTCGTTAAATTTGACATTCGACATATTGAATCCAATTATACTTTCAATAGCGGGCAAAACAAATTTTTTACCCGCTCTTATCGGTGTTGGTAGTCCCGTTGCCGAAAATGCATTCGAGGGCAAAGCCGGTATGTTCGCAGATTCGCTACGCACGTCAATTGACGGACTTACACATGTAGTTTCGGGCAAAAATTGGGACGTTACAGGCTGTGCGAACGCCAATGTTTCTACAACGATCCCCTCGAGTATTTTAGTGGGCTCGATAAGTTTTAACTCATGATTGTAGCGATTTCCACCCGCCGGCACTTGCGTCGACGTGTCCGAAGCAATAATAAAATCGAGCTCAATTTGCGGATAAATCCTTATTTTAACTTCGTCACCGATTCGAAATATGCTGTCTGTCACATTGTTAATATTTAATATGCATTCGTCCAATCTTTCGTCAAGTAACGAATTCCATTTTATAGGCAGAGCAACGCTTTTCTCGTAACCGCCCCAACCGCCGATATCGATATAAATATCCATAAAAACCGTCCTTATAAAATTTTTTGATAAAGTATTGACTTTTTGTAAAAAATGGCGTATAATATAATCAAACACTTGCGAACCGCAGAAAATCTGCCTCGCCTGCCGCACCGAAAGGCGCGATGAGGGAAACGGCAGTCCCTCCGCAAGTGTTTTTTATACTTTGCGCTTCATTGTTTCATAACTACTCATACGAGCAAAATGTGCGTGAACTATTTCGAAATTCTCTTTCTTATCGTCCACATCAAGTAAGGCAAGTCCTAAATACGGCTTGCCTTTTGAATTTATTTCGATTATTTTGGCAAAATGGTAATACGGCTTTTCTTTGTTTGCAGGAAAAACTTCCGATGGTACATATAAAGCGTTCGCCAATATTAGTTCAAAGTCGGTGTCGGTTAAGTCGCTATGCTCTACGCGATTTCTATCAATAACGGATTTTTTGAGCAATACGTGTTTATTCTTTTCCGCACCGATTTTCGCCAAATCTTCTTCATTCAGCTCAGGTAATATATTATCCCTGTCGAAGTCTATATGTACGCTCGCGATCTTTTCTTCGGGCGTCATTTTCTTTTGCGGCAACTCTCTCCGCAACGCCTTGCTCAGCTCCGTAGCCGACATATTATCCAATACGTTTGAACGATCATTACGATTCGTAAACTTCCCTTCGCTGTCGCGCGGATGATCCTGTTCGTTAAACTCACTCATGAAGCTTCCTCTACTGATTTTTTAATCTACTGCCCGAGTAGCTCGCTACTGAGCCGCCCGCGCGAATATTCATATACTTGAGTCCGATGTCCTCAAGATTTTGTTGCATACGTATCTCGTCGGCTTTTTGTGCGTAAGATAACGCTACCGACGCACTGCTCGTAAGCAAACCTATCAATGCACCCGGCACATTCCCCACCGCAAAGCCCGCAGCGGTCGACATAATTATCCCGCCCGCTTGCTTTGCGACGGAGTACGCAAACGACAGCCGTTCTTGCTGTTCGCGCGATCCCGTGCGGAGCTCCACTGTCTGTATACGGTGCGAAACGATCTTATCGGCAAAATGCATTGCGGTGCCCACGACTGCCATTATCTTAGCGGCTTTTACCGTACTTGCGGCAACGGCTGTATTATCCCCGCCGCGCGCTTGTTTGGAGCCCGCCGTATCGCCCGCTATCGGATTGTTTTCGTTCTCGTCCGCTGTCTTATTCTCTATCGTCAGTGTATAATTGCCGTTTGCCATATTATGCCCCCACAAAAGCCTCAGTCAGCGAGAAAGTCATGCCGCCGTTATTCACGCCTTGCACATTACATTCCGTTTCGCCGAATATTACCGTATAAGTTTGCGGCTCGGCGTCGTCTACCGTCACAACGAGCGTATGCATCGTATTTAATTCGTTGCCGAGCAAATTGGATATTACTTTGCTACTCACTCCCGCGCCCGAAAGCGCGGGGATTTGGAACTCGAACGTATGTATAAACGCTGTGTTGCGCGCTTTGGTATTACCGTTGCCGTCGCTGTATATGTTGCCGTCGGTCGTAGGCGTCTTGCGTATAGACGCGACAGTGTACGGAATTTCGTCGCCGTCGAGCGTAAACTTGAAACTGTTTGAATTGAGCCCGTTCTCGACGAAGCTATACGAGATGTTGACAAAGTACGTCAAGCTCGTACCTACAAGCGGACGTTGCTCTACCGTGCCCGTGGTCGCAATCGCATACGTAGCGGCAACGGTATACGACTTGCCGCCCTCGGAGATTTGCTGAACTTCCGTATTGCCGAAATACGCGTCGAGAGCGGCGCGATGCGCCGTTATGACGCTGTCCATTGTTTCGGGCGTAAATCGCACGCACACCTCGAGCATAACCGTTTGCGACGCCACCGTGACGCCCTGCGTAGGTACTGCGCTCGAGCTACCCGCGCGCAGTACACAGCTTGTGAATTTCGTTTTATATAACGGTTTAACGATCGCTTTTTCGTATTTTCCTGCGTCGGCAAACACCTTGAAATTTATACCGCTTATGGCATTAAGTCCGTCTTGTATTGTCTGCGTGAATGTTTTTAAGCTTATCATGAAAGTGTCCCTCCCGTGTATGTTGCTATGAATTGTATAATCACCTGCACCGCTTCGTCGAACCACCCCTCATTGGGATTTCTGCTCGGGCGTTTTTCCCATTTCTCGTTTGTGTACGGCATGTACGGCGCAATATCCTCGTCGACGTACAAAATCGCCGTGTTGGCGTCGGGCATTTCGAGCTTGATAGCGTTATATCGCAAATTGCCCGTTTTTACCGGCGCGCGCTCGCGCAGTATTGCCTCGCATTCTTTTACAAGGATCGCAAACTCATTCGACGTCATAGCCGTCCACCGCCATTATTTCAAGCAAGAATTGCCTATTGCCGCCGTTTACAAGCCGTAACGTTTGCGGTGCGACGTCTTGCGTTATTTCGTTTACGGAAACGATCTCCCACCACTTATTGCGGAACATGATATGCTGCTGCGACTTGTAGTCGTAGACGTACGCAGTGCGAAGCAACGTATATTCCGAATACCCGACGAGGTTCTGAATAACGGTATCGAAGCGCTTTGCTCGCTCCGAAACTTCCTCTACGCGAATGATCTTGTATCGCTCGTACTCTTTCGGCGCCCACCGCGCGAACTCAAACTGATTGTGCCCGAGACCTTTCAATGCGTTTAACATATCAATACCCCATGCGATATTCCGTTTGCGGAAAAGGCGGAAAAGTAATCACACCGCGATATTTCAAGCAATGCCCGAACGCAGGTATAATGCGATTACACGTTTCTTCCACCTCGGGCGCGACGCGAACAGCGCCGCGAAGCTTGTACGATTCCATAGCTTGTCCTTTGCCTATGTTTAAGCCCGACATAATGCCGATGTCGCCGTTCATAAGCATATAAAGCGTTTGCGCCTCGAGCATATCTTTAATCCACGGTCGAAGCGGAGCGTGCTTGGCAAGATAGTACTCTATACGCTCCGTATTCGGATTATCCTTGTATATGTAACCGTAGACCGCGTTGCTGACGCGGCGCAGAAATCTGCTCGCAAGCGTGCTCGGATTTGCATCGCCCGCTGCGTTAAGTATCATGTCGAGATTCTCGCCGAGACTTCTCAATACGTATCGCTCGATTAAAACATAGCGGTGCGAATCGTAGTCATATATCATGTCGTCATCGCTGTACGGGCACGACTTAGGTTGCGTTTTTTTCATAATCACTCCTAAAATTTTTTTGAAAAAGTATTGACATTTTGCACTGAACGGCATATAATATAAATAATTCGAGGTTATATGAGGAACACGCTCATATGTAAAAATTGTACCGGGTGCGTATGTCAATTTACCTCGAATTTTTTAATGATGTTATTTCCATTGCGGTAACAATCCAATTAAGTTTTTTCCCGTCATATGTTGGACGAATAGCGACACGGTAGCCGTCCTTTTCTATTCCGGGTCTATCGTTTTCATCTAAATCAAAGTCACCTTTTTCAACAATATCCGGTATTTTTTAGCCATATCAAGTCCGCTTATATTGCCTGTGCCGTTTCTAAGCATCTTATCTCTGCGCATAATCGTGTGTAGTAATCCACCATTTTCATCGCCCCAAACGAGGTCTATGCCGCCTATTTCGGGTCGAGTAAACGCGTTCTTTACATGACCGCGTTTTTCTTTGAGCAGTTTTTCTATGGCGTCCGAGCCCTTTACGCCCGCAAATTCTTCGCCGAAAAACTCTTCGCGGGTTTTATGCTTTATTTCGGGTTTCTTTTCGGGCAACGTTTGTTGCAATCGTTCCTTGAGCTCCGACGCGCTCAAATTGTCGTTACTTACAAACTTTCCGTTCTGCTCGCTGTGTATATTCCCTTGTGCGTCTTTTTTTGCCACAATTCTCTCCTTTTGACGTCGCATTGCCGAGTTGCACGGCATAACTGTTTGCGACACGGAAAAGGCGAGAACTTGTCTCGCCTTTTGGGTTGATACTTTTACGCCTTAAACGAAGCGGGTGATTGCACTTTTATATCCGCGCCCGGCGCTGCCGTGCCGTTGGACAATATCGGAACAACGCCTTTGCCGTAGCAGACGTTTATGCCCCAGCGCGCCTTGGGCTGCAAGCGCTTGCCCGCGCCGTCGGGGCTGTCGATGATCTTGATATAGTCTTGCGTGGATATGCCGCGATCGGTGGCGGACTTGGCGCACATCAAGGCTTGCGTCGCCGCAAAGGTGGTCGCTCCGCCCTGCGTATTGGCGCCGCCCTCGGTTGTCGTATAAGTCCACTCGCCTGCACGCGCCCACAACGCCTTGGGTGCGATATAGCACGGGATAAGGTCGATCTCGCCGCAATACATATTGCCCCACTCTTTGCGCGCATCGGGCGAAACGGCGCCTTTTGCGAGCATAGACTGCGCGTAATTCGAACCGCCGAGCAACACACCTTTATCGCTCAAGAGCTTGGAACGAAACGTCGGGCGCATGATTATCTCGCGCTCCTCGAACGGAAACGCCTGTATGCCGTTCGCCTCGTCGCCGTCGTCGAGCATGGTGGACGCGTCCTGTATCGCCTGATAATAGCCGCCCGACGCAGGGAGAGTGACGGCTATATCATCCCATTTCGTCGCGGTTTTGGCAGCGTTATAACGGTTTGCGAGCTGCTCGGCGATAGTCGACGCGTTGATCTCCGTGGCAACGCGCCCGCCGATGTTCTTTGTGATCTCGTCGAAAATATTGACGGGGCACATATCTTGCTGCACCTCGGGCAAATCGTATACCTTGTCGTAGACATACAGCAAGTTAAGATCGTACTCGGTGACCTGCGGCACTTCGGCGTTGGTGCTGTTGAAAAACGCGCCGTTCGTCGCTGCTCCGACCGTACGTGCGCTCGCCGTGGTCGGGAGCACTTTCATCATGCGCAACGTGCTGACGTTCGTTTCCTCGTGCTGCGTGATGCCGTATCCGTTCTTATGCACGAGATCGACAAAGATGTTTTCTTTGACCTGTTTTGCCGCCAAGACCTGCGTGGCGGTGTCGTTTACATTGTAAACCATAGTTCCCATAATTTCTGTTTATCTCCTTTTTATTATTTATTTTGTCCGCTCAGTATTACGGATTTGAGTTCGTCGGCGGACATATCCGTCATGGTTTTATTTCCGCCGATTGCTTTGCCCTGAAGTCCGAAAGACGCGCGTTGCTTGTCCTCGTATTCCTGTAATTTGCTCTTGAGCCCGTCGAACTCTTTCAGCGCCGTTTCGAGCGCTGCTACGCGATCCGCCAAACCCTTAATGATTTCGTCGCCGTTCGCTTGCGCAGCTTCGTCGACTTCCTTGAAAGCCTCGTCTTTCGAGCCGTCGTCGGATTCCTCAGGATCGGTTTCATGGAGCTCTTCCGCATCACCTTTACCCTCGTCGTGTTCTTCGCCGAGCGCTTCGTGCTCGCGGTCGGCAGCCGTTTGGCTGTCCTGCTCCCCCTCGTCATGCTCTTGCTCGCCGACACTCTCGTGTATACGGTCAGCAATGCTTTCGTGAAAGGCTTTTTTGTCCTCGTCCGACAAATTCTCGTACGCTTTCTTTGCTTCGTCGAGCGTTGTCGGCTTTGCTTCTTTCTTTCCGAAAAGTGCCATATTTTACTCCTTGCACCATATTATTTGCCCTTTTGCTTCTTTCGCCCGATTACATACTCGCATACTTACGACTGTGCCGCGTTCCTCGTGCAACCGTTTGAATCGGCTTGCGCTTGCCCCTGCGCAGGGTCTTTTTGTTTAGGGTTCATATACAAACGCGACGGTGCGTTCCTTATGGTGCAACCCGCCGCGATTTTATATCTCGATTTTATTACTATATCCTTGTTCTCATCGGATAGTAAGCACGCCCGTTGTCTTTGCTGTACTGCTGATATTCTTTATTGAGCACACGCGCCTCGCGAACATACATCAAGCGTTTTTTTTCGTCGAGCCCGTCGTAATACGACGCTTGCGCGCGTGCCATACGTATGTCGCGCTCATACTCTCGTTGCCGTTTTGTTATCGCATACTCTTTCTTGCGTTCGTCCGCCGAGACCGTGGGCAACAACTGTCCGCGATATTCGGTCAAATAATGTCGGCAATTGAACCCGAGCAAACCGTTTTTGTACGTTCTGCCCGCCTTTGTCGTATAATACACGTCCGTAGCTGTTTCGAGCGGCACATATTTTTGCTTGTCAATAACCCCGCGTGTACCGTCGAGACTGTACACGCGCCCCTGCCATTCGGCACAGCGATCCGAACAATCCGCGTGCGAGCTGCATACAACGAGACGCGCACCGCTTTGTCGCAGCTGCTCGATGTTGTCATTGTGATCATTGTATCGCACTTCCATTTCGGCGAGATTGCGCAAGCTGTTCCGCGCTATCTGATCGTTGGGATCGAGCGCACGTCCGCGAGTCAAGCGATCGATAGTCGGAACTATGTGTTTCTTATAAACATCACGATAATATTGCTGCAAAGGCACGCCGCGCGCTTCCGTAAGAAAAGAATTCGGCGGCAAACTTTTTATAACGTTCGGCGGTATAGGCAGCGAGTTGCGCTGTTCTGCGGCTTTTGAGACGAACATAAACGCTTCGGGCGACAACCCGCTCGATTGCCAAATAGTCCGTTGTGCATTTGCGAAATTCAAAAGCGAAATCCGCGCGTCGCGCTTAAGCCGATCTATGGCTATGTCGTCGGTTGCTTTGCCTATAACTCGATAGAGCTGACGATTTACTTCGTCATACGGAAGTGAGAAAATAAACGCCGCCTTGACGATTTTGCGTATATCCTCTTGCGCTTCCTCAAGAGCAAGCGCATACGGGTTCAGTCCGTCATTCGCTATTCGCATTGTTCACACCGTCACTGAAATAGTCTTTATCATCAAACGACATTCCGCCGTAATTCTCGCGCTCTACTCGATCCTTTTCCTCTTGCAATACGAGTTTGTAGTCTTCGGCGTTTTGCTCCTCGTCGTCGTCGAAATTAAACGCATCGTGCGCTTTGCGACGGGATATAAGACCGTTCTCTACCGCTTTTGACAGAGTATCTACGAGCACCGTCGTGTTTGTCATGCCCGCACGCGACCAACGCACCTCCACGTCGTCCGTATAGCCGTAGAATCGCAACACGTCTGCAATCAAATCGTTGAGCGGCTTTTCAAACCGACGTCGAGCGTTCTCTATAAACAGCGTCGTAGCGCTTTCTTCCGCGCTCACTTCCCGAGCCGTACGATTTCCGCCGTCCGCCAAATACGACGCGAGCGTGCTTACGGATATCCCTATGCCCGTTGCTATGCTTTCGAGCAGAATATTGCGTGCCTCGCGCCACTCTGCCGAGCGCAACTCGAACTGTATCGCATCGGGCTTCTGCTCGTCAGTCGTCATCGTCTCGACCTTGGTGAACAAGAAGCTGTCAAGCCCCGAATTTTGCGTACCGCTTTTAGCAGTTGGACTTTGCAATGCGGCGGGAACGAGTATTCGCCCGCGCGCAAGGTACATATCGGTATTAAAACACGTGTTATAAAAATCGTACTCGTACAAATACGTCATTACGTTTGCGAGCAAGCTCTCCCCGAGTCCAATTTGCGGCACGTCGCTTATATCGTCGCTCCCCTTAAGCAGGTAGCACCCGAGCGTATTGAAGCCGTTCATCGCAAGCGGCTTATTGAGCTTGCACGTGTTGTAATCGGCTTTGAACGCTTTGCGCACGCTTTTCGGCAAGTTTTCCCAACGGACGTAATTATCGTTGACCGACAAATATTGCACTTGAACCGACGTATCGTAAATCTTGTACTCGACGACCGGCACTTCCTCGCCGAATATGCCGATGTTTTCAAATCGCCGCTCCTCGACGAGACCGTAACGTTTATTGTTGTTCTTTTCCGAAGTATTCTCGTATACGTTCAGCAAGCACACGACTTTACGCAGCTGTCCGCGCCCCGTCTTTTCAAAATAAAAACGGTCAGCGCGCAGCTTGTCTACCCATAACTCTCCGCCGTCGCAATTGAGTTTTAACAGCGAGAATCCACCCGCAAATGCGTCACGGAACGAGCATTTGACTTTAGAGCGAAAATCCGTATCGAATGCCCAACAATTGCTTATGAAGTCGAGAGCTTTCCCTACTCTCTTACCCGCTCGTTCTTCGACGAGTGTAGGTCTGCGAGCATTGGCAAACATGAGATTTCCACCGAAAACACTATCCGCCGCGCGATTGACAATCGTTGTGCCTATGCTTGTCGACAGCAACCCGTATTGCGTTCCGTGCACCCACGGCACATAGCCGTCATACCAATACAGCCATAACCGCACCCAATTGTTATAAAAGGCATAATACGGCGCCGGCAACATTTTGTAGAAATCGTTGTTATTCGTCCATTGCCACAACTTTTGATTTTCAACGACGGACAACGCCGTTCGCGACTGTTCGCAAACAACGCCGTTCGCCTGCTCAATGTTTTCCAACATTCTTTAACTCCTCATATTGATTTTTCTGCGCGGGAGACAACTCGATATGCGTCATTAACATCAAGTCCGACAATAATTCGTTCATGCGAGATATTTCGGCAAGCAACGACAGCATAACGTTAAGCGCGGTGCCGTAAAAGTTCGTTTGTATGCGTTTATGCCGCACTGCCTCGCTTATGGGCGCCTTGCCCGCTATATCGTGTGCTGCGGTCGATCTGTCCGCAGCTTTGCATTTGGCGCGGTATTCTTCCGTGCCGAGCTCGGTATCGCGGTTAAGCGCCGCGTCTATGTATTCCTGATTTGTCATTATTCGTACGCTCCTTGTCGTGTCGGTAAATAGAGATTGTCCGGATTATTAAAATACACGTTCGCGCCATATGTGAGCGCGTCCGTGTAGTCATTCGGAATTATGGGGTCTAATTGGTAGTTTTTCCAAGTTACGGATTCAAGCTGATAAACAAGCGGCTCGGTATCCGCGGTGGTAGACACAAATCCGCGCGCATAATAATCGTAATACCCGCCGAAATTCACTATCTTGAGCATATTTTTCGCAAAACAGTTGTTCAAGACTGCGTTGTTGTTTATGACGTTCTTTTTGGTAAATCCCTTGACTATATGATACCCGGGCAATGTATAGCGCAATTGCGTGACTAAATCCGCCGCTGCACAGTCTATGGCGAAATAACTTCCGACGTGTTCGTCAAATACGTCGTACTGCTTGCACAAATCCCCTACATATGCGTTTATCAATTCCGCAAGTTGCGACGGTGCGAGAACTGCACCTGTTTTAAGCGGGTCGTAATAAAACCGCTGCAATACGTATGCGCGCCCGTCGCTATATACGGCAATAGGCGTAATTCCAGTACTGTCATGCGTTATTGCACCGTCACCGCCCCAAATGATGTAGCACAATCGTTTACCGCGTATTTCGTCCTGCCATTTGCCGACGCTTATGTAATGCTTATCCCGTTTGAATTGCGCATACGCGCCGCCCGCAAGATCGTCAAGTTCGCCAAGATACAAAAATTTATACATCAGCGGATTATACTTACGCTCCGTCTCAATGTCTGCTTTTGTTACGGGAGATAAGTATTTGTATATCGACATATAGTTTGCGTCGATAAACTCGTAAATCCCCGCATATCTGTACTTGCGACAAAACGCGTTCCACCAATGCCCCTTGACTTGCTCGGGGTTGCCCGCAAAGACTATGCGGCTCGGAATGTCGCCGTCTAACGATCGCACAAATGTGGCTTTTGCCTGCAATAGCGATTGCTCGTCTTTGAGCTGCTGCGTCTCGTCACAGATGATTAAGCTTATTTTGTGCCCGCGATTCTTAAAACCTTTGCTTCGGCTGTAATCGCTGCCGCCTATGCCTTTGAAATAAATCGTATTCCCGACTGCTGTTGTTATACGCAACGGTGCTCGGAACGGCGTGTAAAACGAGCTTTGACCGATGCTGTCGGCAAACGCAAGTATCTCGTTATACAAACTGTCCTCGAGACTGTTGTAATTAGCGCGAGCAAGCACCATGTCGTGATTCGGATATTTATTCGCATAAATATATACAAGCTGTGCCAACGCATAGGTTTTTCCCGATATGCGCGGCGAATACATGATCACCGTGTTTTTGTCCGTAGTGTACAGTTTATTGTAGGGGTATACTACTTTAACTTGCGGTCTCATCTCCGCCACCCGAAGCGTCTTCCCATACGACATCAATTCCGGATACCGCCTCTCCGTTCTGCGGCTCGGGCTTATCCGCTTGCCCGAGATATTGCTTGCCGAGGAATATCGCCATAGCGGGATTTATTCGGGCAAGGTCCATTTGATAGCGCCGCAGCGTACATTTTGCAGAGCTGATCTTTTTTTTATATATCTCCGCAAAATTCTCACCGTAGGTTCGTTTGCACCACCGCGCTACAGTATCGACAGACACATGAAAAAAATCGGCAATCTCGGCTTGCGTACACATATAACCGCAAAGCTTCTCGAACTGCTCTTTATTTATTTCAATCATCGGACGTCCTGCCATATTACCTCCTTTTTCATTCATGAAAAAAGCAACGACGCTATTGGGTTCGTTGCTTTAGATTGTTAAATCTCTGTTATTTATTATATACAGAGCAAATCCGTTGCTCTTTGAATAAACTCGTCATCGTCTTTACATTCGTCTATCCAATCAATCATTATTTGAAACGTGTCACACGGATCATTCGGATTTTGCTGACATAGTGCTATACCGCCAGCGATAGTAATAACATCTTGCTCATAGCCGCGTTCTTTTGCCTTCTTGATGAATTCGCGTCCTTTTTCTTTGACGCGACCCACGTATACTTGTGCTGCCATACTCACCTCAAAATATCGCTAATAAAATCATACAATTCGTCATCGGTATCAAATGTTAATATTTTTTTGACTTTTGGCGAAATATATTTTCCGTTATCAAGAATCAGTCTCGCAGGAGTGCGCGTACCATCGCTTTCCTCGTTTGTGTTGAGAATTACCCAGCGTCCACCATTGACATTATGTTCTTGAACCGTTCCTGACCGGATGTCGCCGATAACATCAAAATACCTTTTCCACTCGGATTTAGATAAATCTATCGTCTGCCGATTTCGCAACGCAGATGTACTCATACTTGCATATCGTTGCAATTTATCGATAGGTTGCTGTTCCCCTGCACTATTGATTTTCGTGTCCGCCATAATGCCTCACTAAAAAGGCACTACTTGATTATACCACAACGCTCGCGCTGTGTCAAGTAGCACCAAATGAAATTATTCAACACTACTATTATACCACATAATTTTCGGTTTGTTCCTATCATTTTTTGATAGTAGCGAACTTTTTTGCGCATTCAACGCATTAAGCCGTAGGTTTGAGCCCAATAAAGCGCGGTTTCGAGCCACCTATCACGGGCGCGCCAAAATGTCGGCTCGGACGTTATTCCGATGCCGTAAATCTCGTCGGGCTTTTTGCGGTCGATATACAACGCGCGCATCATATCATACTCGGGCTTAAAGCGAAACGCGGTAAATGTATTGCGCACGATCTCACTCCACCCCTGCTCATTGTCGAGTTCGTACAGTTTCATACCCTTGCGTTCCGTAGGATTGCTTGGCTCGGAAGCACCGCCGATTGCGCTATAGTTTGCCGTCAATCCGCTTTCGATAATTTCGCTCGCGCGCTCATCGTACAATGCCTTGTCGGCGGCGTAGTTATAAAAATGCCATTCGATTTGTTTACGCAATCTTTTTGTCAGCATATTCTACCTCCCGTCATGTTTTTCTTCCAATCGATCGGCGCGCGCTCGATGTACACGAGCTTGCCGTCGATTACCCACCGCTCGTTAGTTTCATACGACACAATCTTGGCGCCGAGCTTTTCGAGACGCGTTTGCGGCGTTTCATGCCCAATACAAATGTCTTTACTCGTAATATGTATTTCGTTCATTTTAACTCCTCCGTGAATTCACGCAAACGATTATAGATTGCCTCTTGCCCGTAATCATCAGCGTAAATCGGTTTTTCCAAGGCGCGAGCCAAGCCAGCTATTTCGGCGAGCTCGCCCGCCAAGTCCCACAGTCCGCCCGCGCCCTTTTCGTCGTATTCGGCGGGAATATCGTATTGGACTTTGATCATTTTTCACACCCCAAACTGTTTGATAATATCTCTTTTATCCGAACGCGTCATCATTCGGAAATCGTCACCATTTAGCTTAAATATTCGCGTTGCCATTTCATAAATACGCTCGACTATTGCTTTGCCGAGATTTAATACGCTCGTTAATTCAGCAAGCGAATAATTCGACGAGAATATTATAGGCTTTTGCGCATTATATCTCGCATTTATTACCTCATATAACTTTTCTTCCGCCCATTTCGACGATGCTGCATTGTGCTCACGTCCGATAAACTCTTTACCCAAATCGTCTATAAATGCAAAATCGTATGTTTGCAAACGATTTATGATTTCGCATTCTCCCATACCTTGTCCATTATAGCTGCCACGTATTTCATTCAAAATCGTAGCGAGATTGGTATAAATGCACTGATATCCGCACCACAAAAGCTCGTTGCAAACGCACGCCGTCAAAAAGGTTTTGCCCGACGAATTTGCGCCGAATATGTAAAGACCAACATTACTTTCGTACATTTCTTTTGCATGAGTGACGTAATTTCGACATTTATCGTACACGGCACGGTTGTTATCAGTTATGCTTGCATCGGCAAATCGAACATTCTTATATCGATTTCCGATCATAGATAATCGACTGCGATTATTAAATTCATCGATAACTTTTTTGCGACGTTCCTCTTCCAGTTCGCGTTCATTAGCCTCGCTCTGACATTTACAAACACATCGTGCTATACGTTTTTTATCTTCGCTTACATATACACGCGATGATTTGCAGTTCTTGCAATGCGGTAATCCATCTTCGCCTAAATACTCGTCGTCGCGAAGCTGAAGTGCACCGTATGCGTATTCATTGTTCATTTTGTTGAGAACCTCTTGTATGTTGAGCATATTACTCCTCCCTCATATATTTTTCAAGATCTTTTTGCGTATATTGGGACGCCTTTGCAACAGCAATCGGCTTATTTCTATCCGTATTTCGCTGTTCCCATGTACGAACGCTTGCTTTCCAATCTTTCATCGGTTGATTCCCGACTCGCCACCCTTTACTCTCATAGAAATCGTAAAATGATTGCGGATTGATATTGTTGTTGCGCTCTTGACAGTACGCGCTTATTTCTTCAAGCGTCGGTCGTACAAATCGAGTTAAAGGAGCGGCGATGCTTTGCGGCGCTATCGTCTCTACTCTCTCCTTACCTATACTATCCTTACCTATACTATCCTTACCTATACTGGGTATACCGTAATTCGGTATACCGTCGGTATACCGTTCGGCAACCAACGCATACGCGCCGTTTTCCTCTATGATTATTTGATTGCGTTCCTCTGTGTATTTTGTTGGTTGAAAGCGATCACTACGCAAATAATTGTTGATACGCCAATGCTTTATCAAACAAACCCCACTCGGAAATGCTATGATAAAATGCCGTACAAGCAGTATATTCATATCGTCCGTTGAAGCTCCTATAAGTTTTGCAAGGCTTTTCGGACTGTTGACAAATCCCTCGTCATCGGCGTACATACCGAGCGCGAAATATAGACATCGCGCCGAAAGCGGCATATCAAGAAATGCGTCGCTCGCTATTATCGTTTTGGCAAACATTCTGCGTTCAGCCATAATTACCTCCTTTTGCGATTATTCGCGTCAATTTGCGGGCGTACCGTCTCAAATATTCCTTGTAGCTCTAAATCCAGATTAGGCTCTATATCGTCAAGTGCATAATCAACAATTGCTTTATACATTTTGATTCGTAACTCCCGCGGCAACTTTTGTACCGCATTTTGATATGATTTGCAAAATATAAAGGAATTCCTTTTCATAATTGCCCCCCGTTGCGATAAAGCGTATCAAATGCCTTATTTGCCGTAGCTTCCAAGCTGTCGAGCTTGTAATCTTGCATATCTAACATCGAAAGCATTCTGTTTACATGCGTATAGCTCGCGTTATCGCTATCTAAACGCGTTTCGTCGAAATTATTCAATATGATCCTTATACATTCCGAAAAAGATTTTAATTGCGCAATTTCGATGAGCACATCGTTAAATTCGCTCCAAGCCGCTCTGTGTTGACAATTAGCATTGCCGTTAATGGTTTCCTGTAATGTCATAATAAACCTCCAATTAGTTGACATTTTGTTAAAAAAATGGTAGGCTATTTAGTAGGTATCAATAGCCTTGTGTTAGCTGTACTTACTTATTGATTAGACCGTATCAATTTCGAGCTTTGCTTGGGAGAGCCGTACTCGCTTGATACGGTCTTTTCTTTTGGCAAGGTTCTTATGTAATGCGGTCAAATCTTCCGCGCTTGCCTTGACGCCATTTATCAAGATTTTCATTAGTCACCTCCTTTCGGTTGCGGCGTTACCTACGTTTCCGCGACCTTGATTGTAAGTATATTATACAACATTGTATATATTTTGTCAAGCGATTTATATACAATTTTGAAAATATTTTAATCAATTTTGTATATTTATTTGACATATCAATGTCTATTGTGATATACTAATTAAAAACGGAGATAACTCACAATGGCGACAACAGAAGCACAGAAAAAAGCAATAAAAGAATATCGCAAAAGACGCGGCGGAGTGCAAGGACTTCAAAAAAGTATTACTGCAACCGTTTCACCGTCTGAAGCAGAGCGCATAAAATCAGCATTTGACTCAGCGGGACTATCTAACGCCGATGTTCTCAAACGCGCAGCGACACGAATAGAACAAGGTGACGACTTACGACGAGATTACGACGCGGCAAGTAAAACTCTTATCGATCCCCGACGGGACTAAAATCTAAAACGGTAAGTCGTCGTTATCTACGGGGTGCAGATCGGACGGCACGTTGTCTTGCGCTTGTCGCGCGCCGTCGGTTTTCGGCGTCAAGAACTCGACCTCGTCCGCAACCACGTCGAAAGACGTGCGCTTAATGCCGTCACGGTCTTCGTACTGTCTGCGCTGCACCGAGCCGTTTATACCGACCTTGCTACCTTTGTAGAGATATTTCGCGCAACGATCCGCAAGCTGACGCCAGCAAATGACGTCGAAATAGTCCGCTACGCGCTCGCCGCTGCTGTTGGCGAACGGGCGGTTCACGGCTACGTTGAATCTTGTGAAGTTGACGCCGCTCGAGGTCGTGTTGCTCTCGGGATCGCGCGTCAGATTGCCTATAAGTAAAATTTTATTCATGCTTCTGCTCCTATGGATGTAATAAATTTATCAAGCGGATCGTTCCGCTTAAGTATTTCTCTTGCACGTTTCTTGTTCTCGTTCGCAGCGTGTATCGCTTCCGTGAGATCTCCGAACGTTGTCGCTATTCTGTAGCCTTTGCCGTCGGATAAAGCTATTACCGGACGCGTCTTTGCGATTTCGCTTATAACTCGCCTTGCCGCTCTGTCGCTGCATCCGAGCTTATATCGCAGCTCCATGCGGCTCATTGTGCGTTGTTCCAATATTCGGATAATTTCGTCGTATTGTTCCATATCTCATTCTCCAATAGCCCAAAGGCTCTTTATTTTGTCGAGTTCCTCGGGAGTCTTGGTCTCTATCCCGAGCTGTTTTGCTTCGTTTACCGCGCCGTCTATGAGCCTCGTCATTTCAACGGTATCAAGCGCGTGCGTCGGCTTGTAAATAGCATACTGCGCACATTTTACGCCTTTCGGCGATGTAAAATCGTTGAGCCATTTGTAGTATGTTATATCCGCACTTTCGGGTGCCACTGTTCGCGGCAAGGCTATTACCGCAGCTTGAGTGCCGTAATCTGTTACGAGTGATCGTTTGATTATCGTCTCGCTCGCGCTAAGCGCTTTTGCAATCTTTCCGACAAGCACATGAAAGTATGCATTGGCGTTCAAACTTCGTTTTTCTTTGTGCCACGAGAATTGCGCTGTGAGGCGCTTGTTGGGGTCTATTTGCCCAGCATGCACTTTATCGAGTATTTGCTCGACCGACCGCCGTTCGCGGCTCGTAGCCCGTAAAGCCATTACGAGGGAACCGTCGCGATCGGTCAAGCAGTTTTCGATCGTGCATTCAATTATTCCGAGTTCACTTGACACCTTGCTTTTCCTCTTTTATCTTGTTTTGCAGCCGGTCGTACAATTCTCCGAATTGACCGTTAGATAAGTCCTCGAAACTCTTTGCTTTGTAACATTTCTGCGCCACGATGTTCGCTTCCTCGAGCGTATGCGCCGTGCCCTGCATAAGGTATTCGAGCTGCAACTGCCGCTGCGACTTGACCTCTCGCACTTCTTGTTGCGGCTTCGGATCGTTGTTGTAAGCGCGCCGTACGGGTTTCGGCGCGGCTGCGGCACGTGTCGATTGCTGCGGCGTTTCGCTATCGGGATCGACCATTTCCTCGGTCGGTATGCAAAATACCTGAAAGCACGCATATTTGAACGCTACGCTCATCGCCTTATTACTTGCCTTGTCCGCGCTGTCCATACCCTCGCCGATAACCGTTGCCGATACAAACGACCCGTCATCGGCGTAAAACGTGAATTTAACCTTGAGTATACTGTACAGCAGTTGTCCGCCGTTCTTTGTCGTGCGCTCCTCGCGCGTCTGTTCCAAGACCTCGGGAACGACGAATATGTTGTTATGTACGAATGCGGGTTGCAACGCGTTCATAACATCGTCGACGCCTCGGTACATAAAGCCTTGCTGCTGATTCTTCTTATCCTTGCCGATTGCGCCAACCTCGGTCATTACGCCGCGCATTGCTTGATAAATGTTCATTCTCACCACCTACTTGATCTGAATGTTTTGCGTTTCCGCAACGTGTGCACCAGGCACAGTCAAGCCCGCCTTTATGGCATTCTTGATTTTTGTTTTATCGGGCGTTTTGGTGACTTTGGTTACTATGTATTCGTCGGGAAGCTCGTCCTCGTCGTCTATTACCGTAGATTCGCTCCTGCGGAACGAGACGACCGCGTGAACGCCGTCTATACGCTCTATACCGCAATGCTTGAGTACCGTACTCGTCGCGTTCTTGAGATAATCTACGCGATTGCCGAGCGTATCGCTCATTGCTTTGAGCCGTTTGACTTCCTCGTCTATTTGAGCTTTGTATGTATTCAATTGCTTAATTACGCAGCCGATCGATACGGCTTTGCTCTCTACGAGTTCCTTTGCTTCCGATACTACCGGCAAAAGCGATGGGTCTATTACTCCGTCCTCGTCCGACGTGTCCGCAAGCCGATTGGCGAGCATAAGATAATCGTCGCCGAGTTTGTATATATTAGGCATATTATTCCTCCTGCGCAAGTATAGCTTGCGAAACGTTATATATCTTTTTGAGTTCCTCGTCGCTGTCCAATATTTGTTGTTTGGCTTGATCCATTGCCTGTAAAAGCTTAAACATAGTTTCGCCCGACGTGCTGCTGTACAGCGACATATCGAAATTATCCTCGTTTTCTGCCCCAAGCTTATGTGCGATTACCAACACACAATCGCTTGCATAGTTATGAACTTTGTTGTTTGCTCCAGTTACCGAAACGGTAAAAATGTTTTGATTTTCCATTTCTCACCTCGACATCTATTCTTGACTTTTCGAGCTATCGCTATTCTCGCACTCGTTAAGTTTGCTCGTAGTGTAGTCGATATCTCTCTTTATCTTCGTCACGGACGCAAGCATTGTATCGAGCTTGTCCGTCATGTTGCAAATGTGCTCGAGCGTAAATTCGTCTTTATCCGCGGCGCGCGTCGCGGTGTTTACGAGTTCCGTCGCCTTGACGATGACGCCCGCGCACATCAAATCATATTGATTTTCTTGCTCCTTGAGCAATATTTCATAATATTCTTTCATGGTTTCTCCTAAAAATTGTTTGATTTTTATATGAATTTGTGATATAATTTGAACATAGTAAACGGCTTTTTTGCGCTTACTTTCGTTAGACCTCGTTTGCTGCCAAGCTTTTGCGCGAGGTCTTTTTTTGTCTCTTTTTCTTCGGACTGTCGTGCGTGAATCGCCTATATGCGACAAGTTCGCGTATTGCTTCCTCGAGGTCTTGCCGATCGTCGACGTTCGTGTAATGCTCGCCGTCGAGAAGTATCTCGAACTTGCTGTACAAAAACCTAACGTCGATCGTGTGCTTGTTGCCCTCGGGATCGAAGTACGTTGCGCTTTTCATAATACCTCCTTTTTAATAGTAGCTTGTCCGCACGCAGCGGACTATGTAACATTTACAATTACATTTACTTAAATAGTGTCGCGCAATTGTCGCGCGATTTCGGCTTGCTGTGCCTCGAGTTCCGCACGCCGCGCATCGGCGCGCTCCCACCTTTTGCGTAATCGCTCTTTCTCGAAATAATTCGGATCGAAAGCGCGATTACACTTGACGTGGAACTCGTAGTTGTCCTCGGCAACTACGACGTACGGCTTACTCATAAATTCGTCGTTGGTGAGAACCTTGCCGTCCGCCATAACGTGCGTAACCATAGGATCGATTTGCTTTTTTCGCATAATGCACCTCGTTGTCGTATATGCGGGCTCCACCGCTCGCGTTACGGGTTTTCCGTTCTGCCGAGCAAATAGTCCGCCGAACATTTGAGCACGTCCGCCAACGCCGCTATAACGTCGCCCGTCGCGTGCCTGACGCCGTTCTCGTACGCCGACACCGCTTGCGGCGTCAAACCTACCGAACGCGCCAAATCGGACTGTGACATGCCAAGCGCCTCGCGGCGCGCTTTAAGTCGTTCTTTTTGCATATGTACCTCCTAATTTGTTATTTGCAGTTCGAGCGAGTGTAAAGAATCGTACTCTTTCCACATTGCGGCGAGTTCGTCGCCGTATTCGTTTGTAAGTTCGCCCGCGCTCAAGCGCGCAAGCTGTTTGATACGTCTGCGCAAGTTG